TTGGCACCAACCGTTGCCGTTCTGCGTTTCTTTTTACTTTTGCAACCCTCACATTCATGTTCAGGATCATCACAATCACCAATACAGTTTTCATCCTTTGGTGCCATAACGGCAATTCCATTTGATAACAAATACTGTGATGTATTGCCTGTGGCATCAACAATTTGCCCTGCCTTTAATGCACCGTAATCACGTATAATTTTAACTTTCATAGTTTTTGTTTTGATCAATTAAACATTTATTATGGTGCAGTTATTGCAGTTAATGCCGTTGCAATATCAGTACATTTCATGAATGCATCTTGATGCACTTTTGGTACAAAAAATTGCAGTCTTTCAACGGCTTTTACTGTAACAATTTCGTGTTCAAAATTATCATTGTTTTCATATGAAAATTCAACTGTGGCATTTTGTCTGTCTAATATTTGCCCTTTTCTTGAATCCATTACATACAATGAATTTGGTGTAACCAATGGTGATGTGATAACACGCATTCCATTTAATACTGAATCACCTGATGCAACAAAATTTGGTAAAAGATAATCACCATTTGCATTTTTTTGGTGCATAAATTTAACCCAATCATTGTAATTCATGATAATTGTATCTGCATCATATGCCATTTCCTGACCAAATGTGTAAATTTGCCCTTTCATTGCACCTGTTAATTCTGCTAATGTTGATGCAGTAAATGCACCTGCATATGGTGCCAATACATTATTTGGATCAAATACAGAACTAATTGAATCAATTGATACAATATCACCTGCACCAACCAAAATTTCCTGATCTGCTTTTAATCTAATTGATGATGATACCAAATTTTCAATTTCTGATGTTACAAATTCGTAATCATCCATCATATCCAAACAAACATTAATATAATCTCTAACTTTTGCAATTTGCACGGTTGCATTTGACCAAACAATGTTTGTGTTTGGATCATTTGTTGCACAATTTATAACAACACCTGCATCCCTTGTTACAGTTTTTTGTTCTCTGTATTTGATGTATTCTGTTGATACTGCAACCCTCCTGAATAAATCCGAAATTCTGGTTTCTGATCTGTAAGGAATGTCAAAAGTACCACCAACACGTTGACCATAAACCTGCCCACGTTCTATACCTAATGCAATTGGATCAACAGTTGATGCCTTTAATGCCAATGTAACGGCACCTGATTTTTTTGAAACCAATGATTTCAATGCATCTGCCTTTTCAATAATCATATCCTTAATGGATTTTTTTGCAACAGGTGCATTTACCTTTGCACTTTCTTTTATTGCATTTATTGAACTTTCAATTTCTGTGAATTTTTTTATTAATTCATCAGATTTGTTTGCAGATTTAATTGCATCCAATTCATTTGTTAATTCAATTTTTAATGTTTCAACATCAACCGTTGATGCCAAACCACTTGTTTTTTCTGAAATTTTACTTTCAAATTTTTCAATCACCTGTTCAGGTGTTAATGGATCATTTGCCATTTTTTTTAGTTTTTTAAAGTTTATATTTATTTCCACTTTGTTGCAATTCGTTGAATCAATCCAACAGGTTTGCAACCTTTGACCAATTAAATGCATTGTTGTTTTGTTGTTCAATGACTAAATGTTTTTCAAACGGTTTAGTATTTACCACATCAATAAAACGTGCATTCAAATATTTTAATTTCATTTCCAAATCATACAAACGTTCATCTGTACCCTTTCCATTTGTAATTGCTTTTACTGTAATATTAATCTGATCAGTTAATGATTTTTGTAAATCAAATTTTTCCTGTTCAGTTTTAAAAACATCAATTGTGTTTGCATATTGGTTTGCACCAAATGTTACTGCACTACCTTCCCACAATTTCAATTCCTTAATTTCAAAAAACCCAGAATCATCATTATCATCATCCTTTTCAATAAATTGCATTTTATCCTGAATATATTGAAAACCAATACTGTGTTCAGTGATAATGCCGTCTTGATAATCACGTAATGCATCATCACCCTTTGTTGATGTGCCCAATTTACCAACTGCAAACAAACCCTTTTCATCCTCTGCCAATGTTGTAAATTTACCAATTTGGTGTTCCCAATCATGATGCCGTAAAAATGCAATTTGCCTGTTAGATCCTGAATTTACACCCCTATCATTTAGGGATTTTTTGAATGCACCCTGCCTGATTAAATCATTATCTGAATCAATTGTATCAAATACTGATAAATAAATTGCCACTTCACGTGCAGATAAATCAATATCTTTTATTTCAGTTGATGCCTGTTTTATGTTATACGTTGAATAGGGTTTTTCCATTTTATACGAAATTTACAAACAAAAATAATTAAATTTGTTCAAATATCTAAAAAAAAAAGCAATGGCAAACAACTTTTGGACTTCATTATTCGGTTTCACATCAGGCAAACATGACAAATGGATGCAATACATAAACAATCAGAAACAATCATATTACGGTGTGAAAGATGCAGTTTGGATTGATACAGATAAACCATTTGAATTGTATTTAAACATACCTGAATTACGTACTGTAATTGATAAACGTGCATCAATGATGGCATCAGGAATGCCAATATTAAAAAATTCTGATGGTGAAATTGTTACAGAACACAATTGGGTTTTTGATCTGATCAACAAACCAAACCCCACACAATCATGGGCAGATATTATTTATTCATTATCTGTTAATGATGGACTGTTTGCAAATGCATTTGCATATTGCCCTGAACGTTCATTTGATGTACGTAATTTAATTGTGCCGTTGCCATCATCACAGGTTAAATTAAAATTATCAGGTAAATTTTTGGATCAGATGGAAACAGGGGGGACGATTGAGAATTACCAATTTTATTATGATAACCCCTGATGGCATCCATTTGGTGAACCCATCAAACAGAATTGAAACATTAAAATATCCATTATCAAACATCATTGCACAGTACAAAAAAAGGAATGTACTGTTGGAAAACCTATCAGCAATTGGTATTTTATCATCAAATCAATCTGATTTAGGTGGATCCCTACCAATGACACCTGATGAAAAAAGACAAATACAAAAGGATTGGATCAAAAGGAATGCAGATCAAATTGTAATAACTGAATCAAATGTAAATTGGACACCAATGTCTTTTCCAACAAATCAATTAATGTTATTTGAGGAATTGGACAGTGATAAACGTGCCATCATTGATGCATATGGTTTGTCACAATATTTGTTTTCAAGTGAAAAGGGTGCAACATTTACCAATGTTTTTGAGGGTATGCGTATGACATATCAAGACACAATCATCCCAGAAACAGAACAATTGTATGCAACATTATCACATCAGTTAGGTTTAACAGATCAGGGTTTGCATCTGTGTGCAGATTTTTCACATGTTGCCGTGTTGCAACAGGATCAGGTTTTACAATCTGATGCATTGGATAAACGTGCAAATGCAGTGTTAAAAATTATTGAATCAGGTGTTGAATTATCTGATGATGAAAAACGTGCATTGTTGCAAATACCATAATTACATTTTTCCCTGCCCTGTATGTATCATTGATTTAATGCGTTCCTGTTCAATGAATTTGCAGAAATTATGAAAACGTATTAATATTTTTATCAATGTGTGTTTTTTATTTACTTTCATTTCCTTTTATTTCCTTTGTTGCAACATGTTAAATTGTGTTCAACACGTGTTGATCATGTGTTTAATTGTTGTGATCCTGCATTAATTCATTATCAAATTCATGTGATTGTTCAATCAATAATGTATCTGTATCATATTTTAATTCTATTTCCTGCACTGATTTAATGTACATGTTGTATTGTGCCATCAACATTAATAATAACACTGCAAAAATCATGATTGCATAATGAATTGGTTGCCAATTTTCTTTGATCATCCTTAAATTTAGGCAAAAAAAATGCAGGTATTTTGCAACCTGCAAAAAAAAATTGGTGTTTACTATTAATAAAACCAACCTTTTTAATATTATTTAATCACAAAGATAAATCAAATAAAAAACCCAGAATCATCAATATCATTTTTTGCATTGATAATTACATGTTTTTCTAATTCTTTTATTGCCAAAACAATATCATCATCAGTAATGGTTGTGTGATCAAAACAGTGTTCAAACAATCTGATTAAATCAATTTGTTCACCATTGTTTTCATCTATGTAATAAAACTGTTTCATTATAAACCACAATTGCCACTGTCGCATTCATTGAAATCATCATCAAACAACCTGTGTTGTGTGTGAAATGATTTTATTTTATCATACTTAATGTTTGTTTTAAATGATCCTTTTCTTATTCGTTCCTGTTTTGCAAACCATTCCATTTTTGTGGGTTCCTTATCAAACATGTGTTTTAATAATAACTCACTACGCCACCAACAACCCACACAATTGTTCATGTATGCAAATCTAACTGATTTGTTTTTTTCCCAAAAATTATGCACGTTATCCTTAAAAATTTGATCATCAATCAATGGAAATTTTGGTTTGCAATATGGTACAACAACCCATTTGTTTTGTCCATTTGGGTGTTTTTCAAATGTGATTTTTACCTCTGTAAAACCAGAATCATTGACTTTTGCCAACATATTATTTGCACGGTTTACTTCATTTGCCCTGTAACCAAAACGCATTTCAACAGGTTCATTTAATACATCATACATCCAATGAATAATGGGAACAGTTTTTAATTCTGTTGTGCAATACCTTGCAACTTTGTTTGGTAAATATTCTGCTTTATCAACAATTAATTGATCAAATGTTTTGCCTGTAACCCATGTTATTTTGGATCCAATAAACTGTTCCAAATCCAACATTGTATAAATTATTTCATCCATTTCAAGGGTTCCAATAAATTCACAACCAATACGATCAGAAACAATTTGCCGTATTTTTGCATCAGGAAATTTACAGGATGCATCATTTGTTCTGACTAATGAAAATACATTGTAATCAGATGGGTAATGTTTTGCCATGTATGATGATGTTTTACCACCTGATAAACTATTAACACTTATTAATTTTTTTTGCATATGATTATGAATAAACGCAAACAGTTAAAAATTTTGTAATACATGGGAATTGATCCATTGTTATGTAATATTTATCATGTGTATATTCCCAACCCTCACCTGATAACAATGATTCATAAAATGTTTCTATAACATCCCATCCATCTGAATCATCCAATGATTCTAATTCATCAAAATAATTACCTTTTAAATCTGTTTGATTGCCCTGTGCATTCATTCTGATTGCCCAATTAATGTTTTTGTACATTCTGGTTTTGTCTGAAATAACTGTTAAATTTGTCATGTTTTTATGTTTTATGTTTTTAAATATGATGCAATATACACAAATTTAATTTATCACAACGTTTTATCTGAAAAAAAATGTTTTATTTAATGTTGTTTATGTATTTATTCCATAACTTTTGTTTTTCTTTTGGTGATAATTGATTGAACTTTTCATTTGTAAATGATGCAAAATTAATGCATTCACGTTTAACCTGAACCGTGTGCAATAATTGCAATGCATACACAACATCCTTTTCTGCCATTTATCTCATATTTTTAAACATAGATTGAATGAATACGATTTAAAACAAATGCAGATTGCATTATAATACGTGTAATTTTATTCTGTGTGTTTGCCACTTGCAAAATCCGTGTTTGTGTTTCACGTTGTAATGAACGTGCAAACATGGCACCCATACTGTTTGATTCAACACGGCAATATTGCACACCCCATTTATCCAACAGGGATGCAACCATTGGTATTGTAACATCAGTGTTTGATTTATCAAATATGTAATCAACAACATAAACCTGATCACCTATAATGGCACCAACTGCACATGCAGTGTAATCATTTCCTGTATCACTAACATCAACATATGCAATACAACCATCAATATTGTTTTTCATTTCATCAAATTGATCAGGTGTTATTACATCAATATCACCAAACAACATACCTTTTAAATCCATTGGTTCCTGTTGGTATTCTGCTAACCAAATTTCTTTTGCAGTCTTTTTACGTTTATCAATGTATTCATCTGTTGTCATTACTGCACTGCAAAATGATTCATCCTGATCATTCAATGCCTTAATTACAATGGATTTATCATATGCACCATCTGCCATTTGATAACCTATTACATCATTGACTGTCCAACGTGTGCCAATGTCAATGCGTTTGCAACCAGATTCAAACCGTGAATCATGTGTTGCCTGTTTCCACTGTATAACACGTGCATTCATGTGATCATTTAATGCATCCTCAATACCCCTGTATAAATCATCAGTAATTGCAACCAATGATGCACCAAAACCAATGATTGTACCACCTACACCTGCACCAAAATAACCAACCTGTTTTGATTTGTTGGTGTTCCATCCTTGCAAATTTGCCTTATCATCAGACAAACGCACCGTGTTAAATACTTCATTAAACTTTTGTGATTTTACAATATCACGTACATCATATGAAAATTTTGTGTATAATGTTGCCGTGCATGTGTTACGCATTACTGATTCAGATGGATTGTTGCCCAACATCCATGCACAATAAATTGATGTGATATATGATTTACCTGCACGTGGTGGTAATGATACAGATAATGATTTGATGTTATCATCTGCAATATCCTGCATTGCATCTGCTACCTGTTTTAAAAACTGCCTTTGTTTAAAAAATTCAGGATCATAAAATGTGCAAAATTGCCAAAAATCACGTTTGCACAACTCATAATACAAATACAAATCAATTAGATCTGATTTATTTTTTGCCATTGTTTAAATGTTCACGTATTTCATCAGTTGATAATGCAGATAAATCAGGTCTGTTTGTGTTTAAATTAACATCCTGCCGTTCAACATATCCACGTGAACGCATTTTACATTTCATATAAAAGATGGTTGCAGTTGTATTGCCATCAGTTATTTGTTCATATAACTTTGATTCAACAAAATCATGTGCAGATTCTGCAACATCATCAACCTGTTGTGCATAATTATCATCATTATTATACCAATCATAATGTGTTGATCTGTTAATGCCCACTGTTTTACATGCAGTTGATACAATGCCCAATGATTTTATCAATGCATCAATCATTGCCTTTTTTAATGTGTTGGTTTTTGTTGGTTTTTTGGCAACAGGTTTTGCCCTACGTTTTGCAGGTTTTTTTGTATCTGGTATTTTTTTTGTTGCCATGATTCTTTTAAAAAATCCAATTCAACAACAATAATATTACTGTTGCAATGAATATTCTAATAAAAGTTAAATTAACACTGTTTTTTGCCATCATATAATCTTTGAACCTGTCATGGTGTGCATGTGGCAAAAGTAAATGTAAAAACCTGTCAATTGTCCACAACACGTAAACCATTGGCAACAATGCACCTGCCAAAATTCTTTTCCAAATTGGGTGTTTTATTTTTTCACTGTTTTGGATTTTGTTTTTAGCATCATCAATAATTTCCTGTGCAGTTTTATCCTTTAATTCTGCACGTTCTTTTTTTCGTTTTTCCTGTCTGTTCATAATACAAATATAAAAAAAAAGAAAATGGGATGCATTTACATGGCAATTATTGCCCATCTGCACCCCATTTTACATAAAACATAACTTTCAAATGTACAAAAAATTGCACAGTTTATTTCAATAACTTGAAAACGGTTTTTTATTTAATACACCAACATCATCAATTTTGCCATCAATGTATGCATCAAATGCACGTTGCATGGATCTTTTGGTTGTGGTACACATAATGTTTGTATTTCTTAATTCAGGTTTAATTAATGTGATCCTGTCCATTGCTAATTTGCAAAACCTGTGCATGTCTTTGATTGTAAAAAAATCCCCCTGAATACTGCAATTGTCTTTTGATTGCAAATATGTACACATATCATCAAAAGTTTTTGGCATTTGGTTGTCATACAAATATGCCTGTTGTTGTAATTTATTTTCCATAATTAAAATTTTATTATTTCATCCAATGGTTTTTCAACCGTTCCTGATCCACTGCATTCATCACATTCAACATCAATGTAACAACCACCACAACACATTGATGCCACTTTGCCACATTCCTGCATCATTTCAACAATACCAGAACCATCACACGTTTCACAATCAATTTCAATTTCATCATCATTGTACCGTAATTCATGCCCAATGTATGTTTTTGTTGATTGATCAGGGAATTTTACAATGCATTCCTGCACCTGTTTACGTTCCCACCCTGTGTTTTTATTTATGATTGTCATTGTTTCACACATGATAATTATTCCAATTTTATCAGATGCCAAAACACGCACTTGATCATATTGATCATGATTTGTAATTGGTTTTGATTCCATTTTTTAGTTTTTATGATAAAAAAATGGGCAGGTGTTACCCTGCCCTGATAAATATTTATTAAAATGATGGATCACGGTATTGTTCCATTATTCCAAAAATAACTGATTGTTTTGAAAAGTTTTTATATTTTTTTGTAACACCATCAATCAATTTCATTTGGTTGTAAAAATTATCTGCCTTTGGATCATCATATAAATGTTGGTAGGATTCAATGCCGTTTTCTTTTAGTAAAATTTCTGTTGATCCCCAACCATATTGTTTGTAGTATTTGTTTGCCAATGCTTTGATGATCTCAACAGAATAAGATACCTCACCCCAACATGATTTTTTGTTATTCCATTCCAATGTGATTGTATGATTATCAGGGTTTGATTGATATGTATACCTTTCATCACCGTAACATTCACCAACATGTGTTGTTTCCATTTTACGTATTACGCATTCCATGCCGTTTTCAGATACTTTAATCACTTCATATGCACTACGATCTGAATAACTTAATAATGTTGCACCCTCACCAACAACAGGAATTGTTGAATTATTACCCATCATTTGATTGATAAATCCACCTGAAACCCCCACTTTTCTGGTTTGTCTTTTTACTGAATTGTTAACTGATTTTTTCATTTGTTATGTTTTATGTTTTGCGTTATTGCCCTACAAATATATAAATTAAATTTATATAAACAATAGCCAAACAAAAAAAAACACAAAAACCCCATATTTTTTTTTCAAATACAGGGTAAATGCAGTGTAAATTGTGGAATTATTTGTTGATCAGATCCCCAATTTTTTGCACTGTGGTTAAATTTAAACCACGTTCATTGTTTAGAAACATATACATTTGATTTGGGTGTACATCACACATTTTTGCAAATGCATGTGTTGTTAATGTGTGTTCCTTAATGTAATGATTGCAAATTGCACGTACATCATCAACCAAAAATTTTAATTGTTTTGATTTTATTGGTGTGCGTTTTACTGTTTTTTTTATTTTTTCCATGATTTAATTTTAAAAGGGTAAATCTGATTGTTCCTGTGATTCATTAAATTCATTTGCCATATCACCATTCATTTTTGGTGTTCCAACTGTTGATGGTTTTGTTGGTACAGGTTCAGGCAAACCACCAAATGTTTCAATTTTCCAACCTTGCAATGTATTGAAATACTTTGTTTCACCATCTTTTGGGTTTTGCCATGCCCTGCCACGTAAATTAATATCAATTGATATTTCCATGCCC